CCCAATTATTGTTAGACATATTTGCTACTATTAAAACTCCAGACATACATTTAATAACATCATTTGTTACAGTTGCCATTACTGTTACCATATCAACCCAATTTTCATATATTTTATTTTGTTTTTGTGATATATATGAAATATCAACAAATTTTCTATCTTCCATAATCAAAAAATTATGTTTTATTGATGATTCAATTAATTTTTGTTTAAATTCTTCATTTTCTTCATAAAAATCATAATGAATTTTACATATTACAATGTATTTCCCAATATTATTAACAATTTCTATTAATTTATTACTATTATCTACATCTGCAGAAAAACATAAACGACTTTTTTTATCTTCCATAATTTTAAATAATTTAAATTTTACAATATCTGTTTTAGTAATTAAACTATTTACTGGAACACTACATTCATAACATTGTTGTCTATCAATTATAACAACAACACCAACTACATTTACTTTATCTTTCAAAATATCAATTACTTTTTGTACTGATTGTCCAGATGTAATAACATCTTCAATAATTATACATTTATCACTTGATTTATAAGTTCCTTCAATTTGTTTATTTGTTCCATATGATTTTACTTCATTTCTTACCATAATCATAGGTATATCGTATTTTGTTGAAATATAACTACATACAGGTAAACCACCAATAGGAACACCACAAATAATATCACATTCTTGTTTATTTATAATTTCATACATAAGATCACCTATATTTTTCACAATGTTAGGATAAGAAACTATATTTTTCATATCAAAATAATATTTTGAAATTTCGCCACTTTTCAATTTAAAACTACCAATTTTAATACAATTATTGTCAATTAAATCTTCTATAATAGAATTAGCATTTACCATTTTAAAATTAATAAATATTTTAAAATAGTATATTCTGTCGCAAACTGGGATCGAACCAGTGACCTCAAGATCTTCAGTCTTGCGCTCTCCCAACTGAGCTATTGCGACAACATTTATCATTTTATTTTAATTATTTATAAAAAAGAACTATACTTAAAAAAAAAACAAATGTAACACATGTTACAATTATTGAATATCTTAAAATACGTTCATAATCCATATTTATATAATTGTATAAATTTTAAGTAAAAACTTAAATAGTTAATTACTTTGTAAATAATTCATCGCACTTATTAAAATCATTTCTTGATTATTTAATTTACGAAATATTAAACAATTATCTAAACATATTTGCATATAATTATTACGTAAATTTTTAACAACCACTGTTGTACCTTTTTCACAAATATTAATATCACAAATATTTCCTCCTCTAGTTAAATGTATATTATCAGGATTTTGTAAAGGTATCCAACGAATATAACTACCTGGTATTAAATCGTTCATACCATCTATGTATATATATTTTTGTAATTTTTTTTTTAAATCATCTCGTGTTTCATCGTCAATACCAATATCATTAAATACATTATTTTTTATATCTTCAATCCTATGACTTGTTAAATTTTTGGATATTATTGATTCATTATCATTATTTTCAAGAGCATTTAGTAAATCTGTAACTTCAAAAGAATCATTCATAATTTATTATTATATTAAATTAATAGTATTTTATTAAATCAATTTTACAATTAAACAACAGGATATGATGGTTGCATAGCAATACCACAAATTCCTGGATCATTAGTACTATCACTACGTTCAATTTTTACATATCCATGGTCACCCCAACTTTCACTCCAACTATTTTTGACAAGCCAATATTCAACGTTATCTTCAGTACCATAACCAACAACAAGAACACCGTGATCTAATTTTGTACCACAAGCATCACTTGTAATTACACCACTTTTGTACAATTGAAATACGCGACTATCAGCTTGAATTGCTACAGATACAGGATTCATTGAAGTAGCTTCTTTCAAATGTAATTGATTATTTGGAGTAACATCAACACAAGATGAAATAGTAGCAGCTGATTTACATTGTTCTTCACATTCTCCAGAACTTTTTGTTTCACCTGAAACATATGGATAATCTTCTTCGCTACAAATACCATCATTGTCAATAATATATTGGAAAGCACCATCCATTAAACCTCCATTACAGCCATGATTACCATAAGGACGACCACCAGCACAATCAACAAGTTCTTGTTCAGATAAACTTACTAACTTACCTTTACTTACTGCCCATGCACCTTCAACAGCACCTGTAGTAGAAAAACTCCAACAAGAACCACATTGACCTTGATCTTTAACACCAGTTACAGCGTTTTTATTTCTCCAGTCAATTTCACTAGGTAGATTTGAAGTAGTTGAGACAAATGATTTACAAGGGGAACCAAAATTGAGGTTTAACTTTTCATTAAATAAATGACTGAATTCAGCGGAAGTTAAATCACTGAATTTTGTAATACCAAGTTCGTAACGATTATTTTTATTATTTTCATTTTTGACAAAATGATAATTATCAACAAAAATATCAAAACGATTGTTAAATTCTGCTAAACTTTCATAATTTTTATTATGTAGTTTAATAAAATTTTGAAACAAATCCCAATGATGTGTTGTTTCGTTAAATTGTCCGTAAACGTTGGAAGCAAAAAGAAGAGAAAGAATAATGCCGATCATTATTTATAATAGATAAGATTAAATTATATTTAAATGGTTTTTAAATATAATTATATTTATAATGAGTTTTTTAGCATCATTATTGTATTGTTTTTTTTATTATTTTAATATAATTGTGATTGTAATTTAACATTTAGAGGGTCAGCCCTATTTGATTTATTAGATATTTATATTTTAACTGCTATTTTTTTTCATTTCGTTATAACAAGTTTCAATATACCATCGTAAATTGTTTTTTGCAAATAATTTTAATGGTGTTACTTTTTTCATAGAATCCATACACAATCTATATAATAAAGGGTCATTTAATGTTCTATATACTCCTATCATGTGTACATCATCATCCGAATATTCTTCTATTTGACGTTCTGGAATATAAAACGGTAAATGTTTTGCCAATATTACCAAATCATCCCATGTTAACTTATTTAAATCAAATTTAGCATTATTAAAAGTAATAACAGTCATTAATATATATATAAATTATGATAATATTTAATTCGTTTTATCTTTATTATCTTTTATAATAATATCACTACCACTAATTATTTTGTTTTCTTTTAAATCAAATACAATTTGTTCCATTGTATCACTATATCGTGTTATTAAATCAAAAGCAGTTTCATAAGCAAAATTAACCAACTCTTTTATTTGGTTGTCTAAATTATATTTTGATGATTCACTAATACCTTGTGAAGACATACCTAATTCACGACCGACAAACGGATGATTATTATTATAACTATCATCATATTGCCCAAAATCTTTACCAAAACCGTACCTTGTTATGTAATCACGAGCAATTTTATTTGCTTGCATTAAATCATTAGTAGCACCTGTTGTTACTTCAAGATCTTGAAAATTTCTAAAAATATGTCTATCTAAAATAGAAGAACTTTGTTTTTTTCTAAAATGATATACTTCTGCTGCTCTACCACCCATAGCAACAATCAAATTTGCTAATAAAAATTTTTTAGAAGCATATTTTTGATATTTTTCTAATGGTGTGAAAAGTGTATAACCACCAGCACCACCTTTATTTGCGTTGATTGTTACTTTTCGTACATTAAAAAATTCTGGAAATAGTGCTGCCATCAAAGCATGTCCTGCTTCATGATAAGATACTAAATCAATGATTTCAGGGTCGGTTTCAAGTGTATTAGAACTTAACCCAATCGTTATTTTTTCATATGCTTGTAAAAGTGATTCTCTATCTAAAGATGTTTTATTGTTACGAACACTGAAAATAGCTGCTTCGTTCGCTAAGTTAGCAATATCTGCACCGGAAAATCCACCTGTTAAAGAAGATAATTCATCATAATCAATAGTGTTGTCTGTTTTTTTATTTTTAAAATGTACCCTTGCAATTGCTTTCCTACCATCAAAATCAGGTAATGGCACGCTAATTTTTCGATCAAACCTACCAGGACGTGTTAAAGCATTATCTAATATATCAATGCGATTGGTTGCTGCTATTACAATAATACCCTGTGTTTCTTCAAAACCATCCATATTTGTTAATATTTGATTTAAAGTTTGTTCTCTTTCATCATTACCACCAGCAATACCTGCTCCTCGTTGTCTTCCAATAGCATCTATTTCATCAATAAACAATACACATGGAGAATTTTCTTTAGCGGTATCAAATAATTTTCGAACTCTTGAAGCACCAACACCAACAAACATTTCTATAAATTCAGATCCACTTGCTGATATAAATGATACATTTGCTTCACTTGCAACAGCTCTTGCTAACATTGTTTTACCAGTACCAGGACTACCTTCTAATAATATACCCTTTGGTATTTTTGCTCCAGCTTCTACAAATCTTGTTGAATTTTTTAAAAAATCAACCACTTCAATCAATTCATATTTTGCTTCATCGCAACCAGCAACATCGGCAAAACTTGTGTTTAATACACTATAATCAACAAGTACATTTGTTTCTCCCATTAAAAATGACATAGGATTGCCCATTTGGGTAAAATTATTAGACATTCCTCCACTTCCAAAACGAATACTATTTAAAATAAATGAAATTAATATTGTTAAAAATAAGAAATTAAAAGAATTAGTTATAATAAATTCTAAAAAATTTGATATACCATTCTCTGTTTTAGTAAAGACATCAAAATTTATTTTATGATCAACTAATGACTGTATAACATTATCAAAAATACTAGGGAATAATTTTACAGTATGTAAATTTTGTGCTTCAACTACATTAGATATACTATTGTCAATAGCAATAGCACTTTTTCCATTTTCTAATATACTCACACCTGTGATTTTATCATTATCTATTTTATCTAAAAACTCACTATAACTCCATTGATCTCCAAAATTTGATTGATCATAAATCAAATGGTTAACTATTGAAGATGGATGAATATTATAGTCTATAACATTAATCGATTCTTCTGTATTTACCATTGAAATATCTATATTTAAATTAAAAGCTTTTGGTTTTGATATTCTTGTAACAAAACTATATGTCTTAGGAATTGTAATTATTGCAAATGAAATTAAAAAAGAATTATACCACATTTATTATATCATTCAATATTATTGTTTAAATATTTTATGTGAAATAAATAGCTTTTTTATTTTAATTGATAATAATAATCTTTTTCCTTTAATTCTTTATTAATTTTGTTGTAATTAAATACCTTTTTGTATACCCATTTTGGAATTTTATATGGCGGCAAATAATCACTATTTTTTATAATATTATCCGCATTTTTTGAACCAATATTAATATTTTTATAAATTTTATAAATATTATTTGGTACTTGATTATATGCATTTATTTGTACATATGTAATAACAATAATTAACAAAATATTTAACATTTTTATTTTGTTAATTAATTAATGTATTTTTAATAAATCAATTTTTTTTATTACCATGCACTTCCAAAACCACCACCAAGTGCTTCATTTGCTGCCATAAAATCATTTTGTACAAAATTTTGTTGTACAGGAGGTGCTTGACCTACTTGATTAATTTGAGGAGGAGGAGGACCTAAACTATGGTTAGGTACTTGAACAACTGGTTGAGGTGCTGGCATATGAGGGTTAGGCATTACTGATTGTTGTGGCATAGTTTTTTCTTTTGATGCTGCTTGCTTTAAATTTGTTTCACCATTCCATAAATCAAATAATCTTTCTGCTAATATTGATGATTTTTCTCCTAATTTTGTGTGTAAACTTGAAATAATTAAAATTGCTACTAAGATAATAGAATGTACATGGAATTCAGCATAATCTTGATTGCTATATGTTGGTACAAATGTTACTAAACGATGAATGTAAAAAAGACCAATAAATAATATTAACATTTGTCCTACAATCTCAAATGATATTTCAAGACTACTTTTATCTTCATCAACATCTGGAATATAATGTTTCATAATTTTATTTAATCCAACAATTGGTATAAAACATAATACAGCATATTGTACAATATTCATTAATTCATTCTTTGTATTATCATCAAAATCAAAAACGTGTTCTACAAACCCTTTTGTATTTTTAGTGGTAGTTTTTGTAACTTCTTCTATATTTTCCATAATAATAATATATATATTAACAAATATATTATTTGAAAGTTAATAATAAAATTGATTTAAATGAAAATAATATATTTTTTATTAAATAAAAATGGTAGTAATTTGTGATAAAATATATGAAAACAATGAATTGGTTGAACATTTTTCTAAATTCTCTTTTGAACTTAGTGATTTTCAAAAATATGCTATTGAGGGGTTAGTTAAATCTCAACATGTTTTAATTACTGCACATACGGGTTCAGGTAAAACACTTCCTGCTGAATTTGCAATTGAATATTTTCATAATTTAAAAAAAAAAGTTATTTATACAAGTCCAATAAAAGCACTATCAAATCAAAAATTCTATGAATTTACAAAAAAATTTCCGCATATTAGTTTTGGTATTTTAACTGGAGATATAAAATTTAATCCAGAAGCAGATGTATTAATTATGACTACTGAAATTTTACAAAACACATTATTTATTAAAAATAATAAATCTTTTAAAAATGTTTTACATTTTGATATTGACATTGAAAATGATCTGGGATGTGTTATATTTGATGAAATTCATTATATTAATGATGCAGATAGAGGAAAGGTATGGGAACAGACTATTATGATGTTACCATCAAATGTACAAATGCTTATGTTAAGCGCAACAATTGATAGACCAAATAAATTTGCAAGCTGGATTGAAAATCTAAATATGGATGAAAATAATAATCCTATAAAACAAGTATATTTAGCTGGTACAGACAAAAGAGTTGTTCCATTAAAACATTATTTATACATTGATAGTAATCAAACAATATTTAAATTAATTAGTGACAAAGAAAAACAAGACGAAATTAAAAGCATTATAAAAAAATTACATATTCTTAAAGATACTACATTTCATGAAAAAAATTTACAAAAAATACGTTCATTAGAAACATTGTTAAATAATAAATATTGTGTTATAAGACCTGACCTCATTTTAAACAATTTACTTAATCATTTAAAAACTAATAATATGTTACCTGCTATTTGTTTTGTATTTTCTAGAAAAAATGTTGAAAAATATGCCAATCAAATAACGTGTAATTTATTTGATGAAGATAATGATACTGTACCTGAGATAATATGTAAAGAATGTCACAATATTTTAAGAAAATTACCAAATTATAAAGAAATAATTTCTTTGCCAGAATTTCACTCTATAATTAAATTATTGGAAAAAGGAATAGCTATTCATCATAGTGGTGTTATACCTGTATTGAGAGAAATGACTGAATTGTTATTTGCAAAAGGTTACATTAAAATATTATTTGCTACAGAAACATTTGCTGTTGGTATTAATATGCCAACTAAAACTGTTATATTTACTAGTCTATATAAATATACAAAAGAAGGTATGCGAATTTTACATAGTCACGAATATACACAAATGGCTGGAAGAGCAGGAAGAAGAGGATTAGATACAATAGGTCATGTAATACATTGTTATAATTTATTTCAAAACAATGTTCCTTCAACAAGTGAATATAGAATTATGATGAATGGTGTTCCACAAACTCTAAAATCTAAATTTTCAATTGAATATTCTCTCATATTAAATTTATTGAAAAATAATACGCAACAAATAGAAGAATATTCTAAAACAAGCATGTTGAGTTTAGAAATAGAAAATAGAATGAGAGAACAATATGAATATTACATGATGCTTAAAAAGGAATTTGAATTAACACGTAATTTTAATAACATTGATGAATTCATCGAAGAAAAACTGAATAACTATATAAATTTAGAAAAAGAATGTGAAATGGTAAATGGTAATAAAAAGAAGAAAATTAGAAAAAAACTAATGGAAATTGAAAATTCCGTAAATAATTTTCAAGACGTTATAAATAATTTTAATAAATATTATGAAAAAAAAAATGATTATTTACATGAAGAAAAAATGTACTATGATGGAGTGAATTTTATAAGTAATAAGTCCAAATTAATTATTAAATTATTGGAAAAACAAGAATTTATTACAGAAGAAATAATCGATAATTGTTTAATGTATAAATTAACACAAAAGGGAATAATTGCTTCAAATATAAGAGAAATACCTGGTATATTAATAGCATCTTTAATTGAAAATAAAACACTTGATATGTTGAAAATTGATGAATTTATAGCATTCTTATCATGTTTTAACGATACCAAGGTAAGTGATGATTATAAAATATTTAATATAGATAACATGACAATAACAAATGAACTTAAAAATGTAATAAATTCTTTAAAAACAAATATTGATAATATAACTGGCATAGAATGCCTTTATAATATTAACACAAATACAGCAAATTTGGAATTATCATATGATCTTATACCATATATATTAAAATGGATAAATGCTGAAAATGAAGAATCATGTAGATTAATTTTAGAAGAACTAAATAAATTAGGTATATTTGTTGGTGATTTTAGTAAAGCACTTCTTAAAATAAATAATATTTGTAATGAGTTGAATGAAACATTCGAATTAATTAATAATGTGAAAATGGCATATATTACGAGTTTAGTTTCAGATAAAATATTAAAATTTGTTGTTACCAATCAAAGTTTGTACATTTAATTAAATAAATATTAATGTCAATAATCTAATATTTATTTTTTACTAATTTTTTATTTATTTTTTACTAATTTTTTATTCAACCAAAAATATTAGCATCAGCACCCATTGGTTCAAATCCAGAAACACTTGTAGCTTCTGCCATTTGTTGTTGTTCCATTACTGCTTTAACAGCATTTTCAGCAGCTTCTTCGGCAATTTCTTCCTTTTCTTCTTCCTCTTCTTCTTCATCGTCATCATCATCATCTCCAACTTCGATTGTAACACCTTCACGAGGAGCTTCTTGTGCAAATGATTCTTGTAAAGTTTCAAATCCAGCTAATTCTGCTTCAAGTTTTTTTAATTCATCTTCCATTTCTTCTGCTGCTTTTTCTGTTTCTTGTGTAGCCTCACTATTTGAAGTATCAACACCTTCATAATTATCTATTTCATCATCACTGAAATCTTCTACAAGTTCATCATTATTTTTCATACCTTCCATAGAATTCATTTGTAATATTGTAACTCCAAACAAAATGAACATAAGAATAATAGGAAATAATACTAAAAACCATGATAAATTTTCATTACCATCCTTACATATTAAATTTAATATGTATGTAACAAACAATATGTATATTGCTTGGCCAATAAAAACAATAATATTGTTAGAACCTGGAGCAGGACAATCATATGAACCAAGGCATAAACGTCCAGGATTAGAAATATTTTGTAATCCGATTAATAATAAAGAAAATGCTGAAATAGCAAAATATATTGCGGCTGGTGTACATAATTTTCTAAAACGTTGTAAAAAATTCATATTTTATACATTAAGATTAGAAAAATATTAAATTAATAATCACTTAATAATTTATATTATTAATCATGCTTTTCATTTTCATCTAAATCAGGAGGAGGAATAATTACTTTTAATGTATCATTATTCTCTTCTTTTTCATTTTCTTCTTCTTTAATTGCTTCTTCCAAAGTTATTTCTTCATATTCATGTTTTTTTTCACTATTATTTTCATTTTCATTTTCATTATTATTTTCATTTTCATTATTATTTTCATTTTCATTATTATTTTCATTATTATTTTCATTTTCATTATTATTTTCATTTTCATTATTATTTTCATTTTCACTATTATTTTCACTTTCATGACTTTTTT